CTATCAACCATTCTTCGCATTCAGCGAAGAAATCCAATTTTAAATTAAATTTTTTGTTTTTTCTATCTGTATAGGAGAGATAAAAAGAAAATGTTGAAAATACTAGAGACGTAATAGGCAAAATAAAATATTTAATGGTTTTAAAAATGTTATTCCAGTCAAATTGTTTAATAAAGTAAATAAGACTCAATTTATACCACCACCATTTTTTATCTACATTATATCAAANAGGAGAGAAGAAATAATGCAAGAATTAGTAATTTTGAAAAATAAAGAAGCTGTGACTACGAGCTTACAAGTCGCAGACAGCTTTGAAAAAGAACACAAAAATGTTTTGAGAGATATTGAAAAGTTAAAAGAAGATGTGCTCAATTTTGAGCAGATGTTTGTAGAAGGTAACGAACCAGATTCATATGGCAGAAATCGACGAGTTTTCTTCATTAGTAGAGATGGTTTTTTCTTGTTGGCTATGGGTTTTACAGGAAAGAAAGCTATTTACTTCAAACAAAAATACATTGAAGCATTCAACGAAATGGAAGATGTTATTCGCAAGAATACTGTTCCTCAAACAATTGAAGATATGATGATCTACCAACTAGAAGAAATGAAAGATGTTAAAAAAGATGTCTCCATGCTTAAAGATACTATGCGAATTAGCGGACAACAAGAGTTTGAAATTAAGCAAAAAGGAAATATGAAAGTTATGGAAGTTTTAGGAGGTAAAGAAAGCCGAGCTTATGAAGAAATCAGCAAAAAAGTATTCTCAAAATTTTGGTCTGAATTTAAACGTACCTTTTCAATCCCAAGATATGGCGAGTTACCTCGTAAGAGATTCGATGATGCTGTTTCATTTATTGAAATGTGGTTACCAGAAACTGCGATCCGCATGGAAATCGATCAACTGAACAGACAACAAAGACTTTTCGGTGATGAAAATGAATAGAGCTGAAGCGCTAAGAATAGGGACGGTAATTGCTAATCGCTGGTGGAGACACAATAAACCAAGCATCCTAAGCCAACAACATATTGATAAGCAAAAAGCTTGGCAACAAATAAAAAAGTGACTCAGCCGGCAAGCATAGAGTCACAAAACAAAATATATCTAAGGAGAATTTTAGCATATGAATAAAGAACTTTCCACTTTAGATCAATATTTGACTGATTCTGAATGGGGCAAGTCGAATATCAAGGAAACAAATAATCGAAAAATCAGACGAAATCTTTTGACGAACGAAGAACTAGCATGTGATCAAGATGATTTGGGGAATTTTGTGAGTATTTGGGATCATGTCTATCTTATTCATCTATCGAAGCGGTCCAGAAAACCTGAATACATCTATGTCATCGAAGATGGCTTGACTGATGCATTAGAAGAGTACGAAAGGGATAACTTGATTGATATCTCTTATTACGGACCAGGTAAGAAATACATTGCTGAAATGGAGGCAGAATTTGATGAGTGAAGGAACGAAACGCAACGATAACAAATTATTCAATAGTCTGTACAAGATAACCGTCAATGATGTTGTTGAAAAAAGAAACAAACTAACTTATCTGTCCTGGGCATGGGCATGGGCAGAAGTCAGCAAAATCTGCGAAGAAGTAGACTACGAAATCTATCGTGATCCAGAAACGCATCGTCCATACCTCTTTGATGAAAAAACAGGCTATATGGTTTTTACCAGTATCACAGTCAACGGAGTAAAGCGTGACATGTGGTTACCAGTCATGGATGGTGCAAACAAGGCAATGAAAGATGAGCCATATACCTACGAAGTCAATGATTATCAGTGGAATAACGAAACGAAGAAAAAAGAAATTGTTGGAAAAATCGAAAAGCGAGTTGAAGCAGCAACTATGTTTGATATCAATAAAACAATCATGCGTTGTCTTGTAAAAAATCTAGCGATGTTTGGGCTAGGGCTATATATATTTGCTGGCGAAGATATGCCAGAAGATGTCTCAATGCTTGAACCAGCTAGCCAAAGAAGCAAAAAGCTATTCTTAGATGCTTTACAACTGGTTGCTAACAAGTACGAAAAATCGATTGATGAAGCAATTGTTGCATTGACTGATGCAGCTTCCATAACCGCTGATGACAGTAAATGGACCAAGAGAGACTTGGGCATTCTAAAACGAGGCGTTAATTGGCTTGAAGATCAGTACAGAGAAGAAACAAAAGAGAAGTGATATGAGTGTTTAAACCATTAATCGATTCATATTCAGCGGTTCTGAAAAAGTTCAAAGGGAAAGACATAGGCGCAACCATCAATGAGGAAGTGAACATTGATCGACTAAAGACGATGTATGACGGCTACGATGGTGATCGAGTCATTGAAATTCGTTTTATTGATCCTAGACGTTTCACCGTACAGCAACGAAACTTCATCTATGCGCTGATAGGCGATATTTTTATCGATACAGGCATGCCAACGGACTTCTGGAAGGAATTCTTCTACTTTCGTTTTGAAGGTGTCACAGGGCGCAAAATAAGCCTGAAAGACGAATCGAATACAACTGTGAGTGATGCCAATGTCTTAGCAAATATCATCTTAGATTTCATCTTTGAACATCATATTCCTTTCAAAGAAGGCTATGAGATTTTACCTGCGAATCAAGAATATTACTTCTACAAATGCATCACAAAAAGAGTCTGCTGCATCTGTGGCAAAACAGGAGCTGACATCGATCACTTTGACAAAGCGCTAGGAAGACGAAAGCGCAAAGAAGTTGATCATTCAGAGTACACATTTGCAGCACTCTGCAGAATCCATCACACAGAGAAGCACAAGATAGGTGTGATCAATTTCAAAAATAAATATCAAATCAAAGGAATCAAGTTAAACCAGGAAACAATTAAAAAGTTAAGGATAGGAGGATAAATTTGGCTGAGATAAGTTGGATCAAACTTAAAACTACTATGTTTGACGATGAAAAAATACGATTAATCCAAGCTGTTCCTGAGTCGGATGCCATCATCGTTATATGGATTCGATTACTAGTTTTAGCAGGAAAGACTAACGACGATGGTCTGATATATATCCAGAGGAACATGCCTTATACCGAAGAAATGCTTGCTACATTGTTCGGCAAAAACGTAAATACAGTTCGCCTAGCGCTAACTACATTGGCAAATTTCAACATGATTGATCTAGGCAGTGATGGACTAATTGCCATCAGCAATTGGGAAAAACATCAAAATATCGAAGGGATGGATAAAGTAAGGCTAAAAAATGCTGAAAGAAACCGTAAATACAGAGAAAGGAAGAGACAAGAACGTCTCAAATTGGAAAATGACGTTAGCATGACGTCACGTGACGGTACAGATAAAGATATAGAAGAAGATAAAGATATAGATAAAGAAGAAAAGAAAGGTAAGTATTCTAAAGAACACTTACGCCTTGCTAAAAAGTTGCAAAGTAATTTAACTGAAGATTTTCCAAAAGAAATGAACAAAGTAGATATCGAAAAATGGGCAGACACAATCAGGTTGATGGAAGAAAGAGATAAAGCGTCTATAGAAGCGATTGAGTATGTGATCAATTGGCTACCTACAAATGAATTTTGGTTTGGAAATATTAGAAGTGCTAAGAAATTGAGAGAAAAATTTGAGAAGCTCAAATTCGAAATCAAAGCAGACAAGAATAATCATAAAAAGCAAAGTCAAAAACTACAGTACAGCAATCCTAGTGAATATGACGACTTGCCAATTTAAAAAGGAGATGCATCACATGGAAAGCCTAGCAAATGCTATGGAGAAACTAATAAGAAGAGTATTAGTGCAAAGCGGAAAATGTCCAGAATGTAGCGAACCTTTGTATAGTTGGCGAGCTAAAAATAAGGATGGTTCAGAACGTTGTAAACCAACATGCATGAGTTGTGGTTATAAAGCGTTACGTGTGAAAGAGGATATACAGACCGAACGGATATATAACGATAGCTTAAAAGCACGAGCATTGAGTTTTTTTCAAAATGGTTCGGTATTAACAGATAAAACTTTGTTTAAATGCAAAATGGAGAATTATCACGTAGTGGACCAAGAAACGAAAATTGCTTTAGAAAGAGCTAAAAGCTATGTAAATGATGTCCTACTGAACCATCCTGCACATTTCATTCTATCAGGGAAATCAGGAAGCGGAAAAAGCCACTTATCAATGGCTACAGCTTGGGAAATACTTGAGCGCTCAAATTATGACAAGAAAATACTTTTTATAAGCTATCAAGAGTTATTAGAGCAAATAAAGTTTTCTTATAACAATGCTGAACTGAGAAAAGAAATTGAAGGATCGCTTATAGCCGATATTAAAACAACTGATTTGGTGGTTTTTGACGATATTGGAGCTGAATTAGGTAGCGGGGTATCAAATAGTAGGCAGTTTACAAACAACACGTTAAACACGCTCTTAGAAGCCAGACAGAACAAGGCAACGATTATCACAACAAACTTATCTGGTCCTGAACTAAGAGAAGCCTACGGTGAAAGAATTGTTTCTAGGATATTTAAGAATTCAGAAGGTTATGCGCTGAAATTCCAACAAACAGCAGACAAGCGCATAAAACCAGTGAAAGGTAGTATCGCATGAATAAATACCGTAATAAGAAAACTGTTCATCGAGGTATCAAGTTTGATTCTATCACAGAAGCAGAGTATTACGATCTAGCCTTGTGGCAAGCTGAAGCGAACGGCTGGAAAGTAAAGCTTCAGGAAAGATTTGAGCTGATGCCGAAATTTGAACTAGATGGAAAGAAGTATCGTAAGATCGAGTATATTCCCGACTTCACATTTTATAAAAACGGCAAACTTGTCAAAGTCGTAGATGTTAAAGGAATGCAGACAAAAGACTTTAAGATCAAGGCAAAGTTGTTCTGTCATCAATATCAAGTGCCGTTGATATTAGCCAAAAAATATCGGAATACGTTCAAGGAAGAGCGTTTTTAAAGAGGTGGTCCATCATGACAACAGAAGAAGTGATTCAAATGCGTATTCGAAGCATTCAACGTGAGATTGACGATCTGGAACGAACAAAGGCAGTGATGGTCAATGAAACGGCTAGAAAGGCAATCGATTTGCACATAGAGAATTTAAGAAGGGAAATTCGTAGATTGGAGGAATGAGCGTGGATAAGAAAGCATCAATGAAACGAATCATTGAACTGACACATTCTGAGAATTGGCAAGAAGACAAAGAAATAGTTGCAGAAGTCCAAAAGCTCGGCAAATCAATGTGGACTGAAAAGCCCAAACGGAGAACGCCGAGAAAAATCGCAATCTGGCATGGTGACCGAATTCTAGTAACAGGTACTGCTGAACAGTTATCTGAAATTACTGGATTAAGCAAAAACATCATCTGGGATAGAGCTAGAAGCTTATGGATTGATTCAAAAGGACGACAGTTTAGGTATGTGGAGGAGAAAAAATGCTAGACATGAAAATCGAAGATTATCGAATTACCAGTGATTCTAGAAACATTGTCCTATCGAAGGTAAGACGAGATGAGGAAGGAAATATCCGCTACACCGAAGCAAAAGAAGAATCACGAGCAGATATCGGATACTTTCAAACTGTCTCATCGTGTTTAAAGGCAATACAACGCGATTACGTGTTAAGTGAAGAAAGAACGATAAAAAGTATTATCGAGTACAAAAAAGCGTTAGAAAACATCACTAGACAGTTTGAACAGGCATGTGAGATTGAGGAGGAGAAATAATGGATCTCATTACACAATACAGTGACATCATCCTCAAGAAAATCATGATGAAGATTCAGAAAGACAAAAAATCAAAAGAACGAGCGGAATTAGTTAAGTTAGAAATGGCTGAAACAGGATCAGGAGTTCGAACATCGAGGCATTGGAAAGCAGCAGCAAACATTGAATTCTATTACAACGAAATTCAAAAAGGGTTCGATCAGATGCGTGAGCTGGATCGGCAAACAAATTGGAGCAAGAAACTTCATCAAGATCGTTTCAAATTTGTAGAGAAATATAAAGAGATATTAGACGAATACATGGAGGACAGAGAATGATGATGCCAAAAGAAATCTATTCAGATGCATTAAGAGGTGCTAGAAATCAATTGAAAATGGCAAAAAGAACATACGAAATTCGGCCCACAATCGAAAATGAACGCAGAGTAAAAGCAATTCGCCGTAGATGTTCAATTTACGGCGAGTTACAGAAGGAGGACAGCAAATGATACCGAGATTTCGAGCGTGGAATAAGAAAACTCAGTCATTTATTGATTATGGTGATTTGGTTTTAGATTTGAGAAGCGGAAAAATTTACGCTGGGGACATTGGGTTAGTGGAAAGCACCATTGATGTGACTGACCAAATTGAACTCATGCAATCAACAGGGCTGAAAGATAAGAATGGCATTGAGATTTTCGAGTGGGATATTGTATCAGTCAGCGTGCGAAATGGATTCGATTATTTAGATAATAAAGTTTGTGTTGTCAAAAATTCAATAGGACATTCGGGATTAGTGTGTGCCACTGTTGATGAAGATTTAGAGTATCAAATTTTTAACACAGAGCTGTTTGAAGAATACACGTATGAAGTCATCGGAAATATTTGGGAGAATAGCGAGTTATTGGAGGTAGAGTGATTATCTTAGCTACTGACTACATCGATTCTTTAAAAGATGAAAATGGGAATGTCCCAGCATTGCTAAATTGTGGAATTAAAAGCAAGAATAGAATCATTTTGTTACGGATATCGGCTGATTTAGCAAAATATCTTTATCTGAGCAAGACAGCAGTATATTACACTGCGGCTACACGTTATCAGTACAAGGGAAAAACAATCAGTCAGGATTATTATGATCGTTTAATCAGTCCTGACATGCATGGAAAATCAAAATCAGCGATCAAGTTATTTGGCGCAATAGAGATATATGCCGATGATTTTCCAAATTTATGGTTGAAGGAGGAAGCGGAATGAATGTTCAAAATAGCATTTTATCTGTTCGATTACAAAGATGATTCGTTTAAGAAAGTTTATTTCCATCACTGGAATGATAGCAAGCCAGTTTTTACAAAAAACAAGAGGAGAGCTCAGGAGTATTTTGATGAAAGATCAGCAAATAAAGATATAGTGCAGTTAAAAAAAGCAGAATCACCATCTGCGAAAACATTGTCAATTCGATTGGAGGAAAAAGAATGAATATTAAAGTTTATTTAAAAAGAAATTTGGCCAGGTTTCCTCGAAGCTGGGATACAAATTCCTACCCATTCGAGGTAGAAGAAGAGAGCTATCTAATGTCTGCTAACATGATAGAAATTACAAGAGATGATGCGGATGAGTTTGATAAAAAAAGATCATGTTACTTTGTTCCGAATCCAATGTATACGGCTGTAATAGAAGATTATCATATATCCGACAGATTTATTCTGATTGATCTAGAAAGGCCTAAGAAACGAGTTAAACAGTATAGACGTTGTGGATTTTCAACAAAGAAATGGTGATAACAAAACAGAGGTGAAGAAAAATGAACACCAGACATCGCAGAATAACAAAACTAAGAAAACAGGAACTGAATGTACTAAAGACAAAGTTTGAAAAAGAATATGGAATTTCAGCAGAAGAAACATATAAAGTGGCAAGTCAGTGTGTTGCTGATGCGAGTGAGACTATTCGTAAGTTTGGGATTTCGATATTAAATGATGATCGTAAATGGGAGGAAATGAGATGAAACTAAAAGACGGATTTTACGCTAGTAGTCATGGTATCGGCGGTTTAATGCTAGATATGCCGACAAAGAACCCTAAAACACGTAAGAAACCAAAATTCAAAGTCGGTGACATGGTTCGATGTGAAGCAGAAGGGTTCATCTATCCATTTCGTGGATATGTAGAGCATCTCTATAATCACTCAGCAATCATTCGTATTGAAAACACGATGGAATGCGATAAGTGGTTAGCGAAAAGCAAAGAGAATCTAGCAGTGGCGAGATTGGTGGATATGGAGGTTATAAACAATGGAATTAAAAATTGACAAGGTAACGTTTGAAGAACCAGCATTTCAAGAAATGGATGAACGAATTGCAGAATTGGTCGAGAAAAAACAAGATGAATTGATTGCTTTGCTAGAAAAGAAATACCAATTTCCGAAATATATGAACAAAATGCAAGCAGCAAAATATCTTGGTGTAAGTTACAACACGATGATGGATAAGTACGTACCAGCTGGTTTGAAAATGGGTATCGTTAACGGCGTTATTCGTATCAGCAAAGAAGAATGTGATCGTTTTATGAAAGAACATCAAAAATAAAATAAAAAAACGTTTAGCCCCTTAGCTAAACGCACAATTATAATTTACCTGACAGTTAATTATAACAAAATTGCGGAGGTTGAGGAATGGCGGAATGAAAAAGACAATAAAAACAGAAGAAGCATATATTGAAGTATTTGACACACCAGCATGCTAAGTCGAGAAGTGTAACTCGGCAAATAAAAAAAGCCGGATCGCTCCGACTGTTCTAATAAATTCCACAAATTTATTATATCACATAAAGGAGCGGTTTGACTTGATGCAATTGTTACGAGAGGTAGATTTCAAACAGACAAGATGTAATGCGAGAGATGTGCTGAAGAACTTTCGGCGTTTGGAGCGGATGGCAGGTCGCTCTTTGATAGATATTAAGTCGCCGATTATTACGGATATGCCGAAGGCGCCGAAGCATGGCAATAAGGCAGAAGACGCGATCATTCAGATGATGGATATAGAAGCGGAGAGAGATGCGATTTTAGCGGCTTTGATGGCTCTTAGTCTGATTAGCCGTCAGATACTCTACTACAGTTTCTGTGACGTAAACAAGCACTCTAATTATGAAATAGGGCAATTGATACGAGGATACGGAGAGAAGAATGTAGAGAAGCTGAAATCCATCGCATTGATCGAATTTGCTGAAGCATACAAAAAAGGCGTGTTAGTTCAGTATCGTTAATTTTGTAGGGTTTTTGTAGGGATAGTGTAGGGTTTTTGAGCGGTTTAACGTGATATTATGATAGTGTCGAAAGATTAGTGATAGGTCTAAGACAAAATAATAATAAAAGGAACATCGTTTTATTATTGTTTCACAATTAAGCTTCGATAGACAGCAGCGGAAATATTAAGAATAAGGATGTGAATTTTAACTCCTTCTAAATTGTTCTTATTATCTATCATCAGTTGCTGTCTATTGTCATTATGTCACTGTGGTGGAAAGGTGTATCGCTCATCTAAAATTTAGGTGCAAACTGCAAGGTTCGATTCCTTGCCAGTGACTTTGGTAACCGAGGCATCGGCGGTTTAAAAATATAGGGGTGCGCAATTTCGTACGCGTTTTGTGCATCTTGTAGGTTGCTATTACATAATTGGTTGGGTTAGATTGAGTTTTGGGATTCGGTACAAATGAATCGTCAAATGACTCAAGCACAGGATCGGAAACGTCCCTGCCTGTGCATTACATATTAGATCACTCTTTGAGTGGTCTTTTTATTTTAAAAAAGAGAGGATTTTGAAAAATGGAATTGATTGTATTTACTAATAACGGACAAACATATCATTTTTATGAAGTGGAGAATTTTAAGCCAACAACAACAGGATTTAGTTTTATTTATACTGGGAAGGCTACGGGAGTTACTCGTTCAGCTACGTTTAACAATACATCAACAGCTGGTTATGCGCTTGCGGAGGTACAAAATGAATCATGAGAAGTTTATCGAAAAATGCAAGGCTATTGTACGTGAAAGAATTGAAAATGAGATTGCTGACCTAAGTGGAGCAGTGCCTGAGTTTAGTATTTTCATAGTCTGGTCATGCAAAACACTGCAAAATAGCAAAGCATTAGTCAGCGCTAGCTTAAAAGGAGCACCGTATTTTGAAATTACGTTGAACGGGGACAAAGGTGAAATCTATGTAGATACTTATCTCAAAAAATCAAATGAATGTATCAAAGTCTAGCAGGTGCTAGGCTTTTTCTTTACATAAAGGAGGCTGCATAATGAGAAACTACTGGTATGTATCACTAACTAATGAATATCCTCGAACCATTGGTGATTGTTCAGTGCGTGTTGTGCGTTCTGTACAAATCAAAGGGAAGTACTCTATTGTCGAAATGCTAAGAGAAGCTACACCAAACGAAGTGGATAAATGCAAGCTGATATATTGCGGTCATGGCTATTGGAAAGACGAGTATATCCAATACAACATTGAGAGGTACATCAAATGAATGATAACTATGATTACATCAAGTTGTTAGCAAGTAATTATTAGATGTTTTTAGGAGGAAAACTATGAAATTAAAAGATTATATCAGAGAAGGGTATAACGTTGTAACTGCACCCAATCTAGCTTACAAAATTCAAGAAGATTATCCCAATGCTTTAGTGTTTACTGATAGAGCTTTAGATGCCATTCCTATAGGGAAGTTATTAGTAGATCGTTTTTATAGCAATAATCCAGCTGTTCTTAGTGCTAAGCCACTTCAAAACGCTTATGCTATTGAACGCTTTTCTTGTGAGTTTACTGGTTATGAGAAAGTAGCACCAATGACAGGAGAGACAAGAAGAAAATTAATGCAACAAATCAAAAAGAGGATTGATGAATTGGCGTTAGATGATAGAAGTAATACGAATCTTCTAGAAATAAAACTGAAGGATACTGACTCAGTACCAGAAGTTTGGTACAAAGGTGAGAGGTTGGATGAATCGCCTAAAGGATTAGTAGATGTCTCGTATCATTGGAAGACTGATGGTTTTGCTAATGATGATAGAGGAGCGAACGACATCACGATTCAATACTTTTCTAGCTTTAATGATAAGTATCCAGATATGAAAACAATCGGACACAAGAGAGATATGTAAATGAAAGAAGCTAGACCTAGAGACGAGATAGACAAACTATACAAGACCAAACGATGGCGAGACCTAAGGCAAGTAGTAATAGCTAGGGACTTCGGCATGTGCCAAGAGTGCAAGCATCGAGGGCGGAACACAAGGGGCACGATCATCCATCACATAGTCGAGGCGAGGGAAGACCTGTCACTGTTCTGGTCCGTAGATAACCTTGAATGTATCTGTGTAGCTTGTCACAACAGAGAGCATCCAGAGAGATCAGGCGGGAAGAAGAAACCAAAACCTAAATCACATATCGTTAAAATGTATTCAACTCCTGAAAGATAAGTTTGCAGCGAAATGAAGGTAGCCCCCCTACTCTAAAAGATTAAAGAGTAAGGCTTGAGAAGAACGGTGCTGTCCTTCCTTCGTAAAAAGACCGCTTTTCAAGTTTTTTGGAGAAAAAGGAAAAAGCCGACCAATTTAAGCCGGCTTTGGACGAAGCTATTTCTTAGTCCATTTGTTTCCTTTTTTGAGAAGTAGGAGGTAATCGGTCGCCTGGATCAATTTTTACTTCTCGTCCGCCTTGGACATTTCCACCACGAGGACCCACTTCTTTATAGGTTCCTTTTGGTTTATTGTCTTCGCCGGGTTTATAGAGTTCTCCCATAGGAATCCCTCCCTAAAAAATTTCGGCACAGCACTGCCGATAACTTAATTATAAGGATTGTGATAACGATTTCAATCTATCTTTTGAAAGAAGGTGATATTATGCCGCAACCAGCGAAGAGTGCAAAGTTACAATTATTAAATGGAAACCCAAACAAGAAGAATACCGAAGAACTCCGCAAGCGAGCGGCCGCAGAAGACAAATTAAAAATGGCTACTGACAAAATCAAACCGCCGTTATGGCTAGATTCGCTAGGAAAGGATACCTTTGAGTTTATCGCTGATGAATTGCTGTCTGTGGATTTAATCAGTAATCCGGATGTCCATACAATGGCTCTCTACTCCAATTGGTATTCGCAATACGTTTCTTTAGAAAAACAGCTTCGAAAACTACAACGAGAGTACAAGTTGAACTATGCGCTTGCGAAAAAGGAGGCAGAGGCGAGAGGTGAGCCGTTTAATGAACCTAATGAATTAATTGGTAATCCGCTCTCTCGGCAGATGGATACAGCGTCTCGGAATCTCCGTTCTTTTGGCGCTGATTTAGGACTATCACCAGCAGCCAGAGCTAAGTTAGCTATTAAGATGGCTGATGAAGGGGGTGATGACGATGACGACTTCTAATATTTTGGATATGTCTTACACAGAACGTGTGAACTATTGGCAAAGCTATCTTGAGGAGCAAGCTTCTTGGGGTGGCTTTTTAAAATGTCCATATCCGGAATTGTTAACTACTTGGTATGCGGAACGATTAATCGATGGAAGCATACCAGCCAGTAAAGAAAATATTCAAGCTGCTAAACGGCATATGCGTGATTTTCAGCGCCAAGGAACAGATGATTTTCCTTGGATCTTTGACGAAGAAAAAGGTCACCGGCCTATTAGATATATCGAAAAAAAATGTAAACCAACTGAAGGCGACTTTGGTTCGTTTGTTTTGCAACCTTGGCAGCATTTCATAATTGGATCCATGTACGGATGGGTACATCGTGACACAGGAGAGCGTCGTTTCCGTGAGGCTCTTATTTTTGTTGGACGTAAAAACGGTAAGTTTTGCCGTTTAAAAATCGGGCAAAATCGGTGAAAACCTTTATTTTTGGCTTTCTTTTAGTAATAATTCGATAGCTTTATCAAGCAATTTAGACATAGGAACCATAGTTTCTTCCGACATTTTTTTTAATCCTTCGTATAAATCTTTATCAATTGCGTTAGAAATTCTAATTCTGTTTTTTAGTCCGTATTTGTCCATGTGTGACACTCCTTTTTATTTTACTATAACATCCGATTCCACCGCTTGCAACTACCATCAATTGATGGTAGTATATAAAAGAGGTGAGTAGATTGAAAAAATACATTATTTACAAACACTTAAATAAAATAAATGGCAAAATTTATATCGGTGTCACAAATGATATTGGCAGAAGGTGGAGGAGCGGTGGGATTGAATATAAACCACCAAAGAACGAAACCCAACACCACAGAAGTTTTTGGAATGCAATACAAAAATACGGGTGGGAAAATTTTGATCATTTGATTATTGAAGAAGACTTAACGATGAAAGAAGCTTTTGAGAAAGAAAAGTTTTATATTGAACTTTATGACTCAACTAATAAGAAAAAAGGTTATAACATCGCAAAAGGCGGAAATGGCGGAATAATATATAAAGTTCACCCCAAAGGAATGCTAGGGAAAAAACAATCTAAAGAATTTTCTTCAAATCACAGTAAATGGGCAAAGAACCATAAGAATAATTGTATGACAAACGGTGATGTTGTATGGGGTGTTACTCACGAACACCCAAAAGGCATGTTGGGAAAGCACCACAGCAAAGAATCAATTATGAAAAAGAAAGCATATAGTGGTGAAAATGCTGTAACCTCAAAACCAATTGTCGCAATTGAACGGGATGGAACTAAAAGAGAATTTCACAGCGCTAAGCTTTGCATGGCTTACTATTCGATTAGTACATGTGTTTTTTACCGACTTTTAAAAGATGGCGCCCCTTATGTGATAAATCCTAAAGCGAACTACAGAAATAAAGAAAAAATATTAGCTATCGAAGGAATTATGTTCAAACATAAAGAAGATACCGAGGTAAGTTAGTAGATTGCGAAAGGTTACTAACTACCGTAACGCGTAGGAGTTGAATAAATATAATGCTCCCAAGAGTGTCCGACAGCAGATAATTTGCTGAAAATGTACGCTAAACTGGGCCAGAACTGACTGACCGATGAAAATGAGGGTGACCTCCAGAGTGCGAGATAAAAAGCTCGCAGATAATAACAATCGAAAACATCACTAATTTCAGGCCTTTCCACATACATGGTCGCTTATGATGATGAACAAGGCGCCAACGTTTACGTATTGGCAAATGCTCGTGATCAAGCAAGCTTGTTGTTTGATAAGGCCGCAGAAATGGTCAAACAATCGCCGGCGCTCTTTAAGAAATTTGGTAAGCCTAAACGATCAAGTATTAATTATGCTCCCGCCTTTTCTAAAATGGAACCACGCGCCTCAGATAGCCGGAAATTGGATGGGCTAAACACTCATTTTGGTATTTTTGACGAGATCCACGAGTTTACGAATTACAAGCTGATCAACGTTATCAAGAAATCAAGAGGAACCAGAAAACAGCCTCTGATAGTTTATATCACAACTGCTGGATATGTATTAGATGGTCCGTTGATGTCTTATTTTGAGCAAGGTGTGGACTGTTTGGAACATTTGGAAGATGACATCGATGAACGGACTTTCTATTATCTGGCAAAACTTGACAGTGCGGAAGAGGCTGATGACCCGAGATTATGGATCAAAGCCAATCCGAATATTTGTCTAATGAATTTTGTTGGCATGCTAGATGACTATGTTAAGGATAAAAAAGATCCAAAAGAATATGCTGACTGGATTACCAAGCAATTTAACTTGTTTTCCGATATCGATGAGCTGTCATTTGTCGATATGCCTACCATTAAACGAAACAATAAAACCATCGATATTGAAACGCTCAAAGGTAAGAAGTGTGTCGGTGGTTTTGACTTGTCCGAAACGGAAGACTTTACCGCAGCCGTTTTAGAATTTCCGCTTGAAACAGGCGAGGTATTCATTTTGCAACACACATGGATCCCACAAGCTAGATTTGATCGAGATAACAATCAAGAGCGTATCAAAGCGTGGGAGAAGGTGGGAGATCTAACGATTATTCCTGGTGATTACGTCAATTATGAATACGTCTTAAATTGGTTTGTAGAAAATTCGAAAATCTATGACATTGTAAAAATCAATTATGACAAGGCCAAGGCACTACGATTAAATAAAGAACTAGAAAATGCAGGATTTGAAACCAACGAGATTCGTCAAGGGTTTCTATCATTAGGCGGGCCAATGCAAAACTTCAAGGAAATGCTATTGGACGGTAAGGTGATTTTCAACAATTCCAAGCTTTACCGATGGTATCTATCCAACGTCAAGCTGGTGATGGATCGCAACTCAAACTGGATGCCGTCTAAGCAGTCCAAGAGTAGAAAAATAGATGGTTTTGCAGCAAGTTTGAACAGCCACGCCGAAGTGTTGAATATGTTGGTTAATCCTGTCGGAACCGGGAAAGTAACCTATTACTCGATTTCCGATTTAATGAATATGTAAGAAAGGTGTGGAGGAATGAGTATTTTAGATCGTTTGCGTTCTTTTGGCCGAGCGAAGCCGAAAGCGAGCAAACAAGAGTATTTTTTGAATGACCCGGGATTGATACCGTATTTAGTCGGAAAAGATGAAATATCAGAAGGGATTTTTTCCGTAATTAGCCGTGTATCGAACGTTTTTGCGTCTCTCCCTCTCAAAATGATAGATGTGGAGTTTGGCCAACCGGACGACTGTCCTGCATACAACTTGTTGAGCGAAGGCCCTCGATATTTTACAAAGTTTGATTTTTTCCGGGACGTGGAAGTTTTGAGAAACTACCAAGGGAATGCGTATGTGCAGATTTTCCGAAATATCAATGGAGAAGTAGCAGATATGGCGTTAGTAAAACCTGGTGCTTGCCATCCAGTGATTGATATGGATAGCGGGGAGCTTTACTACCAAGTAACTGCGACTGACAAAGGCAGTTACAAGCAAGTTATCTATGTACATTACATGGAAATGCTCCACTTTAAACAACCGAGGTTTGGCGGCTTGGAAGGTGCAGACCCCACAAAAGTATTAACGAATACCCTCGGATATGATCGAGAAGTCCGAAAAATCTCTTTAAGTCAGCTTAAAGGAAGTAATGAAGGGCTAAAAGTTAAGTTTGCTAGCAATATGGATGAAGAAGCTAAAAAAGCTACAGTTAAAAACATTGCTGATTTTTATCGACAAAACGGTGGACTACTTGTGGAAGAAAACGGTGTAGAAATCGAACGTTTACAACGAGAGCTGGTAGACAGCAAGCTTTTAGATACTGATAAAATATCTCGCTCCAGAATCGCGATGGTCTACAACGTGCCGGAACATTTCATCGGGAATAACCAGTCAAGTTACTCCTCTCAGGAACAGCTCAATATGGAGTTTTTGACATACAATCTAGTACCGACCGTTAATCAATATGAAGCGGAACTAAATAAGAAAACACTATCGAGAGCTGAAAAAGCTAAGGGTTATCGATACAAGTTTAATATCGCAAGTTTGCTAAGAGCTGATACACAGGCCAGAGGGCAGTTTTACCAGATTATGCGCCGAGGTGGAGCATATTCTGCCAATGATGTTCGCCGCTTTGAGGACTTGCAGCCAATAAATAAAACCGGTATGGATGATTACCATATTTCCGGAGACCTATATCCAATCGATATGGATCCAACATTAAGAAAAACAACCTCGTCTAAAAGCGTAGCCGAAAACGGTTAGGCTTTTTTAGTTTGCACCGAAGGGAGGTGGAAGGATGAAAAAAGTGACGTTAAGCGGCGATGTCGTGGATAACGATACCGCGTGGCTTTATGACTGGTTTGGGATCGATTGTATCTCACCAGGGAAAATTTCTGCCGCTCTTACAGAAGCAGCGGGGGATGAAGTAGAACTTGATATCTCATCGAACGGTGGGGATGTCCTAGCGGCAAGCGAAATATATACCGCTATCCGTGCTTATCCGGGAAAGGTATCCGGAAATGTTGTGAGTATTGCAGCAAGCGCTGCAAGTGTAATCGCTTGTGCTTGCGAACCGCTTAGAATCTCGCCAACAGCACACATCATGATTCACAACGCATGGGTGACCACTAGCGGCAACGCCGAGGAATTAAAAGCCGATGCGGAAATGTTAAGCAGTGTGGATGAGTCTATCGTTAATGCTTACGAGATCAAGACAGGACTCGACCGGAAAAAGCTTGCTGATTTAATGGCAAAAGATACTTGGTTAAACGCACAAACAGCAGTGGCGGAAGGTTTTGCGGATGAAATTATGTTTGCAGAAGCACCAGTAACGGTACTCAATGCCGCTCAACCGGTTATTCCAAAAAACGCGGTAACTAAGTTGAAAAATCTAATACTCAAAGCGGAAACACCGCAAGAAGAAACGCTCTTGCAGAAAAAACTAAAAGCCTTAAATGGAGGGAAAAACGAATGAATTTAGAACAATTAAAAAATGCGTGGGTCGAGGCGGGAAGTAAAGTCTCTGATTTAAACGCGCAACTCAATGCAGCATTGGTTGACGATGAAAAAACAGAAGAAGATGTAGTAAGTTTGCAAGCACAAGTAAAAGCAGCACGGGCTAAACGGGACGGATTGAAAGAGCAAGTGGCAAATATGGAAGCCGAACAAGTCTTAAACGTCAAAAAAGAACCATTAGATAAAAAAGATGAAAACTTGAAAAACAAGTTTATCAAAGACTTTAAAGCGATGGTCAATGGTGATCCTGCTATTATGGCTACTTTGACATCTGATACGGATGAATCTGGTAATGCTATCGGATTGACTATTCCGGTTGATGTTCAAACGACTATTCATACTTTGGTTCGTCGGTTTGACTCCTTACAAGAATACGTAAACGTTGAAAAAGTGACCACTACCAGCGGTTCTCGCGTTTATGAAAAATGGTCTGATATTAAACCACTGACCGCTTTGGATACTGAAGACGGTGAAATCCCAGCAAATGATGATCCTGCACTTCACTTGATCAAATACTTGATCAAACGCTACGCAGGTATTTCTACAGTAACTAACAGCTTGCTAAAAGATACTGCCGAAAACATTTTGGCATGGTTGTCTAAATGGATCGCGAAAAAAGTAGTTGTTACTCGCAATACAAAAATCTTGGCAGCTATTGATGGAATCAAAGCAGCGCAAAAGAAAGATGTTACAGATGTTGATGGGATTAAAGATATCGTAAACGTTCAACTTGACCCAGCTATTGAAGCTACATCTATGTTTATTACAAACCAAGATGGCTACAATGTTTTGGATAAAGTAAAACGTTCTGATGGATCTTACTTGTTACAAAAAGACGTAACTTCTGCAACTGGATATACTTTCTTGGGCAAACCGATTAAGAAAATCGCTAACCGTTTCTTGCCAAACAAAGGGACTACTGCTTCTCCTAAATATCCACTGTACATTGGTGATCTGAAAGAAGCCGTTACATTGTATGATCGCGAAAACATGAGCTTGCTGACAACGAATATTGGTGGTGGAGCGTTCGAAACGGATACTACCAAAGTTCGAGTAATTGACCGTTTCGATGTGAAATTGGTAGATGATGAAGCGGTTGTTTTGGCTACTTTTACAACTATTGCGAACGAGACACCGGCGGAAGGTTAAGGAGCTGATTTCTTATGATTCTTGATCCTAAAACGGATTTGGACGAAATCAAAAACGCGTTAAAAATCGACACTGACGAAGACGATGTGGAAGTAAGTCGTGCGGCACAAGCTGCAATTGCATACATTAAAGGGGCTATCGGGAATGATAAGCCCTCTTTTTATACGCAAGAAAGCGACACAGTTGATCTGATTAATTTAGCTATTCTGCAATTAGCGGATCACTATTACAAAGCGCGTTCTGCAACCGTGAGTGGGAACTTGCGAGAGTACGATTTAGGTTTTACAAGCCTAATCTTGCAACTCAAAGCAAGTTATTTGCTTTTTGTGGAGGAGGAGTAGCGTATGCCCCTTATTCAAACAGGAAATTTAAATCAACGCATCAAGTTTGTCCGAGATACGACGGTTAAGGATGAGGACGGGCAAGTTGTCCCGACTTCTACAACCATTCTTACTTGCTGGGCAAGTGTGCAGACACAACGCCTGAACGATATTAAGACGTCCATTGGTACGGTGTTAGAAGGAACGTTGACGTTTATTATTCGCTATCAACAAAAATCAGAGCTAACCAATGATATGAAAGTGCGTTGGAATGGAAAAACGTTTGAAATCATTACGATTACGAAAGGCGAGTTTGCGAAGGACTTCACGACAATCATTGCAAAAGAGGTTCAAAAATGAGTGTAGAAGTCGATGCAACCGAAGTGTACAAAGCACTTAGGGAAGTAAAAGCAAACGTTCAACGAGTGGAAAGCCCAGCACTTAGAAAAGCTGGGGAGTACGCTCAAGAAAAGTTACGACAAAACACACCTTACTGGGATGGAACGAAGTCAAACGGTAAACGTGGTTCGTATATGCAAGAACATGCTAAGAACCATGTGGTTACAAGCTCGGTAAAAAACGGATTGATAGAAGTCGGCTATGACAAAGATGTTTCTTGGCGGATGCACTTTATCGAGTTCGGAACAATCAAACAACGTCCAAAAGGTTTCGTACAAAAAACACAAAAGCAAATCGAAAAACAAGTAACACAAATCATTGCTGACGAAGTAAAAAGGAGGCTAGGACTTTGAAAACGGCAGTATCACAAGTTTATTCAATTCTGAATAGCAATGAAAAAACAAAGAACATTGATTTTTACACCAATAGTGTTCCGGAATCAGCTCAAACAGTACCTAGCCTTCCAGTTGGCAGAATTACAGAGATATCCGGCAACTATGAAGATTTTGCAAGCAACAATCCTTTGACCATTCAATTCAACGTACAGGTAGATGTATGGGTGTCAACCATGAAAGAGGTTGATGCCTTTTATTTTGCCCTTGATGAGGTTATGAGGGGGAATGGTTGGCAATGCGCATACACGGAACAAACAGATGACGAGGACTTGGAAGGTGCAAAGCGGATTATCAAACGATATGTAGCAAATATTTCACTAAATTAAAAGGAGAGAAAATAGATGGCAACAGTAGGATTTGAGAGCGTCATTTTTGGCGTAAAAACAGGTGTAGGCGGCACTCTAGAAGAATTAGTAGCAGATAAGTCGAAAGGAGGAGCGATCGAAGCTAAAATTACTGGATTAGGCGCAACTTCTAACACAACATACGCTTCAAACGTACCGTTCTTCATTGCAAGTAAAGGGGTTTCGTCGCCAAAAGTTACGCTTGACGTGGCAGACTTAATGGATAACGGCATTTACAGCAAAATCATTGGTGCTAAAACCGTGGAAGATGCAAATGTAATTGGTTCAGAAACTGAAGCGCCTTACGTGTCGGTAGTCATGGTTACAGCAAACAAAGAAGGAAAACGCTTATTCATGGGATTGACAAAAGGAAAATTCAGTCATCCAGATATCGACATGAAAACAGCTGAAGACAAAGGGGTAGAATTGCAAACCGATTCTATCGAAGGGGAATTCATTTCTGATGAACGTGGCTATGTATTTATGACTGCCGTTGAATCAGAAACGATGACTTTGGATAAATTCAAGAACTTGGTAAATAACAAAGCGGGGAAGTAGTTAACCCTGCATCTGCACCAATGACAGATACAGGGACACCAAAAGAACCAGAACCAAAAATTGATACACAAGGTTAGCCATTTTTGGCTAGCCTTATTTTTTGTAAAAACAAGGAGGAAAACAAATGATTGAATTGCAATTGAAACTTGACGGAAAGAAAAAAACATTCAAACAACAAGATATTTCCGCACGTGCAATGCGTGAGTGTATCAAATTTTACGAGAAAGCGGAAAAAGCAGACCTAACTGATTTAGAAGCAATTGATTCAATGATTGCAATTACAGCAGATATTTTCCAAGATCCAGCAGTTACATTTGATGCTATTTTAGACGGTTTGACTGCGAGCGAGTTAGTACCGGCATTAGAAAGTGTTTTTGAACAAATCAATGAACTGGGAAACAATGAAAAAAAGCAGATGGCGAGCAAAAAGAGATAAGTTTTTCTGAAGCTAGGAAAGCAATGGATCAAATCTACAAAGATTTAATCGAAGCAGGTTGGACGATGAGAGATGTGGACGAAGCCGACTATCATTATTTGTTACACCTTTTTGGAGAAGTGGAGAGTGGCGAAGAATATGTAGATGGTGCTGATTTCATCAAACAATTTTTATCGGCTGAAGACTTAGTAAAACTTGAGGAAGGAGGTAAATAATGGCAGGAAAAGGACAACCGGCAGGAAATATCAAGCTAGGGATTAGTTTAGATAGCACTAATTTTGGTAACACGCTGGACGAAATCAATGCGAAAGTCAAACAAGCTGAGTCGAATATGCGTGCCAATCTAAAGGCTTATGATTCAGCAGGACGTTCATACGAAGCACTTAGTCAAAAGACGAAAGACTTGTCTACGGTTATGGAAGGGCAAAACGCCAAAGTAAGAGAATTAACAAAGCGCCGTGATGAAGCGATTAGCAAGTATGGCGAGGAATCGAAACAAGTTGCTAACCTTAACACACAGATAAACAATGCTACCGCAAAATATAATGCTTACAGTCGCCAGTTGAACGACACAAAAAAAGAATTGGTGTATTCCAAAACAGCCGTCAATGATTTATCTAACGAAATCAAAGAAAATGAACGACAAATGAACGCCGAAGTAAAAGCGTTGAAAGCTGCTGGTGATGAATCTGGTGCGTTTGAAGCAAAACAAAAAGGGCTAGCCAAACAAACGGAATTATCCGAGAAAGCTATCGAAGAACAGCGCAAAGTTGTGAAACTGATGGCTGATGAGTTTGGCGATTCAGCAAATGAAACCGAAGATGCAAAAAGGGCATTAGAAAAGTTAGAACGACAAAGCCAAATATCTAGCAGGCAATTAGAAGCACTCAAAAGCTCCAGCGATCAATCAGGAGAAAAAATAGAAGATTTTGGCGACGAGTCCACAAGGTCAGCTAGGAAACTGGATGGGCTAAAAGACAAATTAGGCTCGCTAAAAAGCGCATTTTCGTTTGGTGCAGTTGCTGGATTAGCGCATAACGCTATTAGCAGTGTAGTAAGTGGCGTGCAAGGCTTGGTTGGCGAAGCAGTAAACGCATCGGATTCATTGATGAAGTTTTCCAAAACCATGGAGTTTGCTAACTTTGGGAAGTCACAGATAGAAAGCTCGAAAAAAGAAATGAAAGACTACGCCGATAAGACGGTTTATGGTTTAGAAGAAATTCTGAACACAACCGCACAATTGGCATCTAACGGGATTCCTAACTATACAGAACTAACCAAGGCGGCAGGTAACTTGAATGCCGTTGCAGGCGGTTCTAGTGATACATTCAAATCCGTTGCCATGATGCTAACGCAGACGGCAGGAGCTGGGAAACTAACAACTGAAAACTGGAATCAATTAGCAGATGCGATACCGGGCGCTTCAGGGCTGTTACAAGAAGCTATGTTGAAAAACGGAGCATACACTGGTAACTTTCGTGACGCAATGGCGCAAGGTCAAATCACTTCCGACGAGTTCAACCAAGCAATTGTACAGTTAGGTATGAATGACGGAGCAGTTAAGGCAGCCACTTCCACAGACACATTGAGCGGTTCTTGGGAGCAGATGAAATCCACTGTAATAAATGGGCTACAAAGTATTATAGAAAAAATAGGTGTAGAAAACATCACTGGTTTTATCAATACATTAAGTACCAAAATAGAGGCAGCAATGCCTTCTATAGCTAATTTCATGGGTAAATTAGGTGAGTTTGCCAAATGGATTGCAGATAATAGAGAGTCACTGACATGGCTCGTAGGTATCATAGGAGGGATAACTCTTGCAATTAAAGGATTAGCTGTAGCTTCAGCCATATTTGGAGCTATTTCTGTAGTAGCAGGAGGGTTAGTTGTAGCATTAGGAGCATTGGTTGGAGCTTTGGTAGTAGCTTATACAAAATCCGAAACGTTTAGAAACATAGTCAATGCAGCTTTTACAGCTGTGAAAAATGTAGTTATGGGCGTTGTCAACAACTTGGTGGCATACTACAAAATGTTGTGGGGCGTGTTGCAGTGGCTTTGGGAAAAAATAAAAGAATGGGCTTCATGGATTGGTAATAAATTCATTGAAATGAAGAACAGCGTTGTGAACACAGTCAAAAATTTGTGGAACAGCGTGAAAAACTTCTTCAGCAATGGCGTTGGAGACACGTGGAATAAGGTAGTTGGCTGGGTAAAAAATATTTTCAACAAAGCAACTGAATTGAAGAACAAAGTTTCTAATGTAATTGGTAACTTGTGGAACGGTATCAAAGACACATTCCGTAGAGGTATCGATACGGTATTCAATTGGTTTTCAGAACTACCAACGAAGATGAAGAATGCCATTGTTGGCGGTAAAAACGCCATTGTTAATGCGTTCAAAAGTATTTTCAACGCAGCACTTAAAGCGATAGGTAAACCAGTTAACGCAATCATCCATGGAGCTTCATGGGTACTAGAAAAACTGGGTGCTGACAAACTCGAAGAATGGAAAGTGCCACAATACGCAAAAGGAACACCAAACGGAGGTCATCCGGGCGGGCCTATGATGGTAAATGACGGTAGAGGTGCTGAAGCGGTAATCACACCTAACGGACAAGCATTTATCCCACGAGGGCGAAACGTAGTGTTGAATGCACCAAAAGGCACACACGTTCTAACAGCTGAAGAAACGGCTTATATGACTGGAAACAAAGCACCAAGATATAGATACGCCAAAGGTACAGGCTTTTTCGGAAATCTATGGAACAACGTCAAAGGATTTGCTGGAGATGTTGGAAACAAGCTGAAAGATGTAGTCGGCGATGTATGGGATTTTGTAACAGACCCGGGAGCGTTGGCTAGGAAAGTGTTAAATGGTCTTGGCGTACTGGAAGGGCTTGTCAAATATCCTTTAGATGTTGGTAAAGGTATTCTAAGCAAGGCTACCGAAGCACTGACGAACAAAATCACAGAACTATTCAGTAGTGGCAGTTTAGACACTTCAATGGGCATGCAAGGCGTTTACAAATACTTGGCGGACGTTGCAGTTGCAGTAATGAAGAAGTTTCCAGGCTTTGTGGCAACTAGTGGGTATAGACCAGGTGACCCCTATTCGCATGGTAAACGTAATGCCATTGATATTGCACTACCTGGTGTCACAGGAGGCTCGCCACGCTACACAGAAGCAGCCAATTACGCATTTGAGAAGTTTGCAAACAAAATCGGCTATGTTATCACAAATGGTAAAGTTCGTGACCGTTCAGGACAATCAGGTACGGGTATTCACAATGATTGGAGACCATGGCCCGATGGAGATCACTATGATCATGTGCATTTAAACGGTGTGAAAGACCCACAAAACACTCAAATTTCAGGAGATAGCGTGGGAGGCAGTGGGGTAGAAAGATGGCGCAATGTAGCAATTAGAGCGTTGAAAATGACCGGTCAATACAGTACTGCAAACTTAAATGCATTACTAAATCAAATGCGTACAGAGTCAAATGGTAATCCTAATGCAGTTAACAATTGGGATATTAACGCCAAAAATGGAACACCATCAAAAGGGTTGCTCCAAGTGATTGACCCAACATTCAGACAGTATGCAATGCCAGGATTCAACAGCAATATTTTTGACCCACTATCTAACATCTTAGCTTCAATCAGATACGCACTATCAAGATATGGCTCACTAACAAATGCCTATCGTGGAGTTGGTTACGCAAACGGTGGAATTGTAAACCAACATCAAATTGCGGAAATCGCAGAAGGAAACAAGCCAGAAATTATTATTCCGTTAGATAAGGCTAAACGATCAAGAGCGATGCAATTATTGTCTATCGCAATGGACAAACTAGGAGTTTCTCCTAAAACTTATGGAAATGCGACAACTGTTTCCAGTGATTACGAAATCCTAGAAGCCATTGAAAAACAGGCGGCAACAACGAATCAGCTGTTATCGTTATTGCTGGCATTTTTCAAAGGAAATAGCCGAACTGATAGAGATTTAGCTTTAGATATTCAGAAGATCTTGGTTAGGAGGATGTAGATGCGAACTGTATTACTGAGAAATAGAATAAACGAAGAAATTGATTTGTCCACAGAAGACTATTTTGCTACTGGGTTGAGTAATATGGGGTTTGAAGTAAAAAAAGAACATGTGGGACAGTGGGGGAATTTCAGAGAAAGCAGTGAGAGCGTTGAAATATCTGAATTTCAGTCATCTGTAATCATTTCTGTGCATGGGTTTCGAGAAAAAGAACTGTACAATTCACTTGTGCAGTTCCTATCGGAAGGTCCGTTTGAACTGGAATTTGCTTTTGACGGCGAAACAATGGTAAGAAGATGCAGTCTAAAATCTTTAAGTAAGACTGAAATCGATCCGAAAACATCGTTACTAACAGACACTTTAGAACTATATTTCACATCAAACTGGTATTCCGTAAAACGCGAAAAATTAATTCAGCGACCGAATGTAGTGAAAACACGTGGTAAGGTTTTTCCGTATAAAAGATCTTATATCTACACTCAAAACTTGTGGGAGAAAAAAGGTGTATTCAAATTCAATAATAATTCTGTATACCTAACGAATAGCAAGGAACGGATGTCCCCGCTAAAAATTCGTGTGATTGGGAAGTGTTCAAATCCGTATTGGGAAGTAATCCAAAACTCACAAATCATCGCAACGGATGGATACTTCATAGATATGACTGAAACACAGACTCTAGAAGTATCAAGCCTTTTTGAAGATACAACGGCGATTTTAAAAGATATTGCAGGGGTAGAATCTTCTGTCTACCAACAACAGGATTATACAAAAACTAATTTTGTTCAGGCCCCAACTGGAGAATTCAGCATTGTGTTTCATGTTGGGGGGGCAGACGTAGAGATTGAGTTATACGAGGAGCGTGATCTGTTTTGATTTTAGCAGTCACGCTTTTTCATCGTGATTTAATGCTTTATAACGAACATTTATTCTCTAACAGTTTTGAATTTGGTGTGGACGAGATCAACGAAGAGGCTAGTAGCTTTACGATGGATAAGTACGTTCCTGTAAAAACAGGCGATTTTCTACTAGCAAAATATATTCCTAGTGGAAAATTTGCATATTTTGGTGTAATTACGTCGCAGGAAGACGAAAAAATCAGTTGTAAAAGCTTACTTAGTTTAGCTGATAGTGAGATACCGACTGCACGTGTGTCAGGAGATAACTACGAAGAGCATATCCGGCGGTTGATTGAATACTATTTGCTGAATGATCCAACGAAACAACTAAAAGATATTTTAGACGTCAAAGCAGAAAGTGCGACCTCTCATTCGTATCAAGCTACCGATACGAATAAACACAAGTTAAGTGCGTATATTCTCAATGGTTTCAAAAAATACAACGTAAAATGGTATTTCAAGGGAATTCAAAACAGAAAAATTTATACAGGCATACGTGCTGTAAATGAATCAATTTACATTAAAGACAATTCTTCTGAATTTAGCGATTGGGATGTGTTTGTTCAGGCGCCGGGCGCTGGAAACGAGAACAAGCTATTAATCGTTGATAAAGCAATGAAAGATATAGAGAAACCGATAATACTGTCAACATGGTATTTGGACGAAGAAAACAATTTGACACAAGATGGATCGAAAGAAAATATCACGAAACCAACTGTCAATTTGGTTAATATCTACGATCAAACCGCAGAAGATAAAGCATCCTACGAAGATGTGGCAAAATCAGAGTTGAAAGGCAATACGTATTCGCATGAAATCAAAGTGAACGTTGTAAGAAATGCAAAAAATTTGAATGTCGAAACGATTGAAACAGGGATGTTTGCCACGATTTCTTATAAAGGAAAGATATACAAGTCGGTTTTGACAGCTTGGCGAATATCAAGTGATAAGGAGTTTGTGGAATTGACTTTCGGAAACATAAGAAGTCGTTTTATGGATTATTTTGAAGATAATGGGGGATAAAAAATGGTTAGCAATGTGGATGGATATCAATTTGAAAACGTGAAAGTAAGCGCAGAAAATGATGCTAGACTTTATCACGTTTTATATAATCGGAAAAATCAGGTTATTGATGGTTACGATCAGTCTATGAATTTATCTTCAAGCGGATTAACAGTAAAAGTTGCTGCAGGAGCAGCGATTATTCAAGGTCGTATGGTCGTTGTTCGACAAGAAGAAAGTATAACAGTTCCAGCAAACTCAAGTGGTTATATAGCATTAACAGTGGATTTGACACAAGAAGTTATACCTGGATCTATTCTTCCAGAATCGGAAGAATATGAATGGACTAATAATCAAGTCAAGCTAGAATTTATAACAAAAGTTATAAAAGGTAATTTAAACAATGGTGATAAGGTCTATAATTTACCACTATGCTCAGTTAATTCTACTGGATCAACTGTTTCAATCTCAAAGATATCGGATAGTTACGAGCTGACTCTCTCTAAAGGAGAAATTTTGTGGAGGGGGACTGCGTTAATGCATGATACTCAAACTGTCCAACCTTCAAAAAAAATTTGGCAGACAGTTTCAGGTTTTTTGTTAGTATGGCTCCCATACGAAAACGGGCAAGCAATTGAGGATAGATATGTAACTACGCCTTTTTATAAGGAGCGTGTAACTTTTACTAATGTTTTAGGAGAAATTGTTTCAGGATTTGATGACTATCACAAAAAGTGGTTTAGTAAACGAATAAACTATAATTCGAATACTAATATATTTACAGGTGCAGCAAGCAATGCAAGTGGAGATAACGCAAATATGGTGCTTAGGTATATAGTTTCTTTTTAGTTAGGAGGTATGGAAGAGTGGCAAATTTAGAAATTAAATTATCTGCAAATAAGAGACAGCCTTATCTACGTCACCGTGTTGTTGGTAGAGTTGGTGATGGGGGGCTCACAACAATCAATGTACAACTTCTTGAGGAAGATGAAATTACACCTTTTGTAATTAATCTAAACGGTACTTTGAAATTTGTGGGCGAAGTTTCAAACGGTAACTATACCGAGGGAGAACCAGAAATAATCGATTCGACTAATGGGTTAATTAGTTACACGTTCACTAAGTCAAATTTCAGCACGAGTCATCAATTCAAACAAGCATATTTTGAATATGTAGATCCTAACGGCAAAAAAGTAACTTTTCAGAACTTCATCATAGACGTGTTAGAACGAGTGGATATTAATTCGGAGCAAGCGAAATACTATATTTCTTCATTGGAAAAATTACAGAGTGAAATGCAAACCACTTTCAATCAGTTCATTAGTGATAAACAGGTCCAATACGATCAAATCTACTCGAAATATAACGAATTAGTAAGATTGATAAATGAATCAGATAAGCAAGTAAATGATCGTATTGATCAAACCAATCAGCAAATCGGCGACCTCGGCAAGCTGAAAAAGATGTACAGTAACAGCATCGACTTCGGGAATTATGATTATAGTGGGAATCCGAATTTAATGTCCAAACTAAAATCGAGCGATTTTAACGTTGGTTACCACGGGTCACTAACTTCGGATAACGAAAAGCTACATTTTACTTCTGATGGTACAGGAAGCATTATTATGTTTACGCGTATTAATACACCTCAGCTTGCTAGTGGGAAAACCTATACTCTGAGTGCGAAAGTTCGATTTGATGAAGGAACTACAGGAGCTATTGATAAATTACGTTTGGTGTATCGTACATCACCAGGAGAAAAGATATTATTGGAAGCAAATAGTACAAATATTACAACAGATGATGTAGGGAAAGAAATAACAATCAAAGGTACAGCTAACGTTAATTATCAAATCACAAATTTAGATCGATTTTATATGAGTATTAGCTTTGTTGACAGGGATAAAATAAATGGCGGATTTAAGTTGTACGACATCAAAATCGAAGAAGGCTCAACAGCCACCCCATATCAGCCAAACTTACTTGATGACCCTTACTGGCTAGGTAAAGCGCCTTTGGGTGAGAATATTGCAAATAAAGGTACGACGTTCCCAATTAAATCTAGCGCGTACGAAATATATAAAGGTAACACGGAAGAAGAGCTTATAATAGGTCAAACGTATACTATCACGCTTAAAGGAACAAAACCCGCAAGTCAAACCTTTGTAGCATATAATTATTGGAACGTTAATTTTGGAGAACTAAAACCAGTTGAGGGATTGACAGACGTATGGTCTCTAACATTCACACCAACGAAACTTGAACCGGGTTTGCCTAAAGACCTTCGCATTTTTCAGTTGCCTAAAGAAACGGCCGGCGCATGCCAAATTGACTGGCTCAAAATTGAAAAAGGCGACACCCGAACCCCGAATATTAGTCAGTTTAAATACTTTGGTGAAGGATTGAAAGATAGCAACAATCCGAACGACTACAGCTGGGACATCACGCCTGAATATACTGAAAAAGGCTTGAATGATACGGTTAGTTTGACTGAACCGCAATCCATCGAAGGATTGAAAAATTTCGAAGATGGTATTCAATCAAAAGGAAAATCTGTATTGACATCAGACGACAACAAATATGAAGTCGTAACCTTAACAGTTACAAACGGGAATACCGGATCAGCAAAGCTTTATCGTGAAGGAAAAACCGTCACTATTTATTTTTTTGCGTTGAATGGGAAAAGCAGTGGTGGAAATGATTCAACGATACTAACAATTCCAGAAGGCTATCGGCCACCAATTAGTTTTGAACAACTGGTTGGGTCAATAGACCGTTCTACTTTGAACAGTGCTCAACTATCTATTGGCGCAGACGGAGCCATTAAATGGAGAAGAAATTCAAGTTATGGATCAGCTTATTCATTTGTTATCACTTATTCAATTTAAGGGAGGAAATCTAATGAAAGTAGTTTACAAATCAATCAAGCCTTACGGATTCGAGCAAATCATTTTGAACAATCAAGAAAATATCCCTGAAAACTGTACAGAGATTAAACCACCAGTTCCTAACTGGAGACCAAGATTTGATTTTGATAAAAAACAGTGGGTTGAGTTAGCTACTGAAGAAGAGAAAAAAGGGAATGCTGTTGATAGCGTAGATGAATTGGCTAATATTAAGGCATTATACGAAACGCTGAAGGCAGAAAATGATGAATTGAAACAGCTAAATTCTAAAGCAATGCTAAACAATGTAGCAATCAAGCAAGAAAATGTCTTATTGAAAGAAAAGTCAGAAAGTTTAGCGCAGTTGAATTCAAAAACGATGCTTGCTTCTGTACAAAATACCAAGGAAATCGAAGAAATCAAAAAACAATTACAAGGTGGGAAGTAACATGTATTCATATGAAGATATCAAACTAATGTATGACTGGGGCTGTTTCACTAACGAACAAGTAATGGTTTTCGTTCCGTTGTGCATTACTGAAGAAGAAGCAGATAAAATCATTAGCAAAGAAGAGAGCGCATCTTAATTGATGTGCTTTTTATTTTGATTCAAGGAGTTGTCACATGATTAATTTAGGGGAATGGGGAGCGATAGCAGGATCAATAACCGCTATCGTTTCTTTGATTTTATTAGTAATAAAACCAATTACTGCATCTTTCTCGAAGATTACTGAGACTCTTTCAAAAGTAAGTCACAATTTAGATTTGCTGACTAAAGATTTAGAATCGAGCAAATCAGATCGATTGATGATTCATGAAGAACTAAAGAAACACGATGAAAGATTAGATACACATACAGAAAAATTGGTGGAACACACGCAACAAATTAAAACTTTATTTAGGGAGAGAAGAAAATGAATAATAAAACGTTCGAAGTACTAAAATGGTTCGCACTGGTAATTATTCCCGCACTAGCTACTTTCGTGGGGTTAGTTGGTAAAGCGCTCAATTGGCAGTACACAGATATCTGTGTTGTCATCATTACTGGTTTTGGCGCGTTTTTAGGGAGTGTGTTGGGTGTATCAAATCGAACCTACAAAATGTTCTCGGCTGAAAGCGAAGAAGGAGGAAACAAATGAAAAAGAAAATTACTATTACTGCGATGAGCCTGTTAACGGCTCTTTTTTTATTACCCATTAATACGTTTGCTTATACTATTAATGACGAGTATAATTTAGCGCCGAATCAAGGAGACTCCAGATTAGCAATTCCTAACAAAATTATTTTGCACGAAACTGGAATAGATGCACCAGCAAGAAACGTAGCCGCCAACATGAAAAATAATTATAACGGAAGCAATTCTTATACTACAGATGTTATTGGTGACGGTGGGATTGTTTACCGTGTGGGTGAGCAAGGATATGTTTCGTGGGGAGCTGGTAACGCTAATCCTTATGCGCCTGTACAGATTGAATTACAGCGCACATATGATAAAGCATTGTTTGAAAAAAACTATCGAGCTTATATTGAATATACAAGAGATAGTGCAAAAAAATATGGAATTCCATTGACTCTTGATCAAGGAACTTCTTTATTTACAAAAGGAATCATTTCTCATTTGTGGGTGACAAATTATGTTTGGGGGAACCACACAGATCCATATGGTTACTTATCGCAAATGGGAGTTAGCAAAGAAAAGCTTGCTTATGATTTAGCTCATGGATTTACCGATGAAAATCCAACAACTTCTGAAAACAAGCCTGTCATTGATCCAACACGAGCTGGTGCAGCTAATCCTACGCTGACAGATGGAACAAATCACGCCCACATTGATCAGTTTGGGGAAATCGAAAACGCAAACTTGCATGTGGCTGGATGGCACATTGCTAACTATAAATACGAGTATATTTTCATTATGGACTACAATACTGGGAAAGAATTAGCTCGAGTAAGAGCTGATGGAATTTATAGACCAGATGTAAACCAAGCTTATAATACTTCTGGAAATGTTGGTTATCATGTATCTTTCAATATGCGTAATTTTCCTAGTAAGAAAGTCTATGTAATGATGCGGGCAACGAATGATCCAGAGGGAAACACTAAAGGCGGTGCGCAAGATTTCCATGACAAACGTTGGTATTTAAATATTCCTAAACGATAAAAATAGCTCCTCGTTGAGGAGCAGTACATAACTATATTGACAACTATAAAAATTATTCGATAAAATAGTGATGTTATCGCATATCTTCACTATCACCCATAAATAGTCACACTCCAAGCTATGCGATAACAGGTTTGTTGCCACACATTCTACTGGTTGATTGTTTATGGCTTTATGTGGCAACAACCAGTACCCTTAGCTCAGTTGGTCAGAGCAGACGGCTCATAACCGTCCGGTCGTAGGTTCGAGTCCTACAGGGTACATTAACGTAGCCATTTGAATCGTTCTGTGTTAGAATTTTTTTGAAGAGTATTATACAAGCTAAAGCTTTTCTTCATTGCCACTCAAATGAGTGGCTTTTTTATGTATCCTTTTATGGATTAATGAAAGGATGTTTCACATAGTTATACTTCTGTATATTTGAAAAGTTTTACTTTGATTTTTAAATAGAAAGACATTTGGGTTAAATTGTGAGATAATAATAAAGAAGAGTTTAAAGCGCACCCCAAACCACTTCCCCATAAGTGTGTTACGCTTTAAACTCTTTTATATTTGAAGCCATTAAAAAGCATACCATATTTTTGAAAAAAAGTGAGAAAAAAGGCTTACAATTGGAGTGGTAGTTAATTAGTGACTTATTTTTGATTTTATAGCACTGATACTATAAAATATAGATATCATCATATTACACAATCTTAATACTAACTTAAAAAATATCTCCTTTCACAAGTATGGTGATAAAATTCGTTCCGGGCTACCTTTTTAGGTAGCCTACTTTAATCTTTATACCTTTCTGGATCAACGAAAGTATACTTTATATAGTCATAACGCCGATGATCGCTACGTGCGTCCGGCACGTCAGTCATGAATCGGCTACACTAGACTAGACAGAAAAAATAAGGTGTGTAGAATAATAAAAAACACACTGGAGGATTTTTCATGTCAAGACGTCAACGAAGAACCTATTCAAAAGAATTCAAACAACAAATCGTCGATCTCTATCTCGCTGGTAAGCCTCGCGCAGAAATTATTCGAGAGTATGAGCTTACGCCTTCTTCTTTCGATAAATGGATGAAGCAAGCACAATCAACGGGCTCATTCAAAGAAAGAGACAACTTAACACCAGAACAAGCAGAATTGATCGCACTAAGAAAGAAAAATAAGCAACTCGAAATGGAGAATGATATTTTAAAGCAAGCGGCGCTGATATTCGGACGAAAAGACAAGTAATTGATGCCAACAAGCATAAATATTCCATATCAGCGATGTGCAAAATTCTAAATATTTCTCGTCAAACCTACTATTATCAAGCGAAACCGATCGAAAATGAGTCCGACTTAGAAGAGATCGTTCAGGAAGAGTTTATTCGAAACCGAAAGGCTTACGGTACCCGAAAATTGAAGAAGTGTTTAGCAAAGCGTGGGCTTCAACTCAGTCGGCGCCGAATCGGTCGAATCATGAAACGCCGCGGATTGACATCTACCTATACGATCGCTCATTTTAAAGGGCAACGAACAGCTTGTAATGAAGCGAAAACAGCGAATGTATTAGATCGGACCTTTACACAAGAACAGCCATTGGAAGCCATCGTTACGGATCTTACTTATGTTCGCGTGGGGAAAAAGTGGCATTATATCTGCTTAATACTTGATTTGTTTAATCGAGAAATTATTGGTTATTCCTGTGGTGAGAAGAAAGATGCCTCATTGGTAAAAGAAGCCTTTGGACGGATACCGTATTCTTTAACAGACGTCAAGCTTTTTCATACAGACCGGGGAAAGGAATTTGATAACCAAACCATTCATGAGATTCTGAATGGTTTTGGAATTACTCGTTCATTGAGTAGGAAGGGTTGTCCGTATGATAATGCCGTTGTGGAATCAACCTATAAATCTGTCAAAGTAGAATTCGTGCATCAATACCAATTTGAGACACTGGCACAGCTACGTCTAGAATTGTTTGATTATGTGCATTGGTGGAACTATCTACGCTTACATGGCACGTTGGCGTATGAAACACCGATCCAAATTCGACAACAGAGATTGGCGAAGCGAATCCTTGATAATGAGCGCGGATCTGATACCTCTGGAGAGGCAGCGTAATTGAATGATTGTGCTTCTGCCGGAGAAAATCAGATCCGAGGATGCTCATTGTCAAGGGCAATCGGAGCCATAACACCGCAGCATTCACAACACCTTATAATTTTTGTCAAAAAAAGTGTTGCCATTCCATCTGGCATTAAGAAAGGATATGAAGCCTTTGTCTTTTCATGTATTAACTTTGACTTTTCAATTGCTTCCTTGTTTTCACCGTTATCATCAACAGGATCTGTAACAACTCCAACGATATTTACACCCTTGCTTTTCATTTCATTCTGAACCTCAACCAAATCAGGAATTTCCTTTACACAAGCTGTACACCAAGTTGCAAATACATTTACCATAGTAAGATCATACTTCTCAAAATCTTTACTTGTAAAATCCTTGCCATTTATGTCCTTTGTTGGTAGTTTACGTAAATCTTTAACCGATTCTTTGTTAAATGCTTCTGTATTTTCTAAATCAGTTTTTTCTGATAGCACAAAACCATTTTTAGGACGTTCTTTTTTATCTATAATTTGAATCTCAGTTCTTTTTAATTCATCAAGAAGATTACTTTCAGCTCCGCTATTTGTGCTTAAATAGCAATCGTATTTTCCATCACTTGAAACTCCTATTTTAGTATGAGTATCACATTTTATAATTTTAGATTTTTTTCTTCTGATGTATTTTTTTCAAATATACCAATAGTCCCAATTCTTTCAAGCTCATTTTGCCAATTTTTATATCCATCGCCCATCTTTTCTATAACTGCATTCTTTTGTTCTTCTGTCATTTTCTCAAATGTCAAAATAGCATACTTTAGTTCTTTATCTATAGGACTTTGATCATCTAACATCGCTATCTTTTTATCAGCTATATAATTTCTAAATTTGTCTGAGAGTTTAAATTTAAGCCCTAAATATTCATAAACATATTCTTTCTTTGCCTCCAATGTATAATCTGATGGCTTAAAAGTTTCATTTTTGCCATTTGCATTAATTGACATGCCTTCCTCTTCAGAACTTATGGATTGTCCTTCTTTTATTTTATTGTTTTCATTACTTTTTTGACACCCAACTGCGCTTAAGCTCAAACATAATGCAAGTAATAGGCATGCTCCTCTTGGTACTATTTTTTCATAAATTATTCCTCCTTTATTTTTTACACAATAGCATTTTATAGCTACTTTCAATAACATTCTACACACCTTTTATGAAACGTTGATGAAATATAATTTTTTATTTTTCCAAACTATGGTATAACAATATAAGTATTATGCTTAAAGTTGTTCTTACACGATTAGTATATGATCGATTAATATATGAGCAAGCACAGTAAGTGTACGGACACTTACGAAAAAATTGATGAAGCAGCCCTTTGGGATCTGCTTCATCAATTTGAATCGGCTACACTAGACTAGACAGAAAAAATAAGGTGTGTAGAATAATAAAAAACACACTGGAGGATTTTTCATGCCAAGACGTCAACGAAGAACCTATTCAAAAGAATTCAAACAACAAATCGTCGATCTCTATCTCGCTGGTAAGCCTCGCGCAGAAATTATTCGAGAGTATGAGCTTACGCCTTCTTCTTTCGATAAATGGATGAAGCAAGCACAATCAACGGGCTCATTCAAAGAAAGAGACAACTTAACACCAGAACAAGCAGAATTGATCGCACTAAGAAAGAAAAATAAGCAACTCGAAATGGAGAATGATATTTTAAAGCAAGCGGCGCTGATATTCGGACGAAAAGACAAGTAATTGATGCCAACAAGCATAAATATTCCATATCAGCGATGTGCAAAATTCTAAATATTTCTCGTCAAACCTACTATTATCAAGCGAAACCGATCGAAAATGAGTCCGACTTAGAAGAGATCGTTCAGGAAGAGTTTATTCGAAACCGAAAGGCTTACGGTACCCGAAAATTGAAGAAGTGTTTAGCAAAGCGTGGGCTTCAACTCAGTCGGCGCCGAATCGGTCGAATCATGAAACGCCGCGGATTGACATCTACCTATACGATCGCTCATTTTAAAGGGCAACGAACAGCTTGTAATGAAGCGAAAACAGCGAATGTATTAGATCGGACCTTTACACAAGAACAGCCATTGGAAGCCATCGTTACGGATCTTACTTATGTTCGCGTGGGGAAAAAGTGGCATTATATCTGCTTAATACTTGATTTGTTTAATCGAGAAATTATTGGTTATTCCTGTGGTGAGAAGAAAGATGCCTCATTGGTAAAAGAAGCCTTTGGACGGATACCGTATTCTTTAACAGACGTCAAGCTTTTTCATACAGACCGGGGAAAGGAATTTGATAACCAAACCATTCATGAGATTCTGAATGGTTTTGGAATTACTCGTTCATTGAGTAGGAAGGGTTGTCCGTATGATAATGCCGTTGTGGAATCAACCTATAAATCTGTCAAAGTAGAATTCGTGCATCAATACCAATTTGAGACACTGGCACAGCTACGTCTAGAATTGTTTGATTATGTGCATTGGTGGAACTATCTACGCTTACATGGCACGTTGGCGTATGAAACACCGATCCAAATTCGACAACAGAGATTGGCGAAGCGAATCCTTGATAATGAGCGCGGATCTGATACCTCTGGAGAGGCAGCGTAATTGAATGATTGTGCTTCTGCCGGAGAAAATCAGATCCGAGGATGCTCATTGTCAAGGGCAATCGTAGCCATAACACCGCAGCATTCACAACACCTTATAATTTTTGTCAAAAAAAGTGTTGCCATTCCACTTTTTTAAATATGCGTTCTCTGCTCTTAAACGAATAACTTCTTCTTCAAGAGACTCATCTTTAAGTTTTTTAGGAATGTTTAGCTTGGAATTCATACTAATTTTTCTGCCCCTTTTTTGGCTCTCAAGTGAAGAAGCACCGCCTTCTTCATATTGCTCTATCCATTTACTTAGAGTTCTATTTGAACCGATATTAAATTTTTTAGCAGTTTCTTGGATAGAAAGACCATTTGTTTCCATATATTCTATAACATCAAGTTTAAATTTTGTAGTGTAGCTTTTGCCACCTCCAACCAAGCCTTCCCAACCATGATAGTTATAAATCCTTACCCAATGTCTAACCAGTGTACGATTTATTTGATATTTATGTGCAAGATATTTGTAGCCGCCTTCGTTATTTAAATAGTCTGAAACTACTTTTTTCTTAAAAACAAATGTATATTTCCGCAAAAAAAGCACCCCTTTTAATTAGATTTCTAGTCTAACTTTTGGGGTGCACATCAAAGTGGGAGCGTCAATAATTTTGTGTAAATAAATTGTCCTCCTGCAAAATAATTAGTTACTCAGTAAACATTGAAACTAATGTATCGGTTACCTGTTGAAAACCTTTATGGCTTCTGTTTAGAAATTTTTGATTGTATGTATCAAAAATGCTGACTAGAAAGCGTTCTAGTGATTCTTCATTTTGAAACTGCTCTTTTCTACGGCTGTATCTTTTAATTTGCTTATTGAAAGACTCGATTAGATTGGTTGAGTAAATGGTTCTACGAATGCTAGG